TTGTCGTCATCATTATCGTTACTTTCATACATTTTTTCATAAACCATTAATTGTCTCCAATAATTGTAATATCTCTCAAGTCTGGGTATTCGTGGTATTTAGGTGGCTCATTAACAAAATACAATTTTTCTAAACCGATCCTTGCATCTTCAATAGTCGGCCTATAATGGTAACCAACCTTGAAAATCTGCTGGGATTCCCAGGGGCTACAGTCCAACTTTCTACCATCGTATCTCTGCTGTAATAAAATGCCATAGGATTCCTTGTCATCTAATAGTATAGCACCACCGTGGCCTATTTGTAAAGGCTTGTTATGACCAAAACTTAAACACTGCATCATACCGGGTCTATACATTCCATCTTCTAATCTTCTAGCACTATCCCAAATGTCTGTGCCATAAAAACGATATTCTCCAGTCCACTTTTCTGGAATCAGTTCGTATTCGATGCCTAGTTTGTGCATGGTCATCGGAATGGACAGATAGGTGTATGCTGTAAATTTTACTTGCTTTACTTTCTTATACCTAAGGCATAATTCGATCGCATGTGTACAGCAATCGGTCATAACGGCATAAGGCGCACCGGTTTTTTTGGCCAACAGTTTTTCAAATTGCAAGATTGTTTCAAAGCTCACGAGTGTACCACTTGTATGCACTATCGACGATTTGATTTAGCGTAGAATATTTGGGTTGCCACTGAAGAATAGTTTGAGCCATTGTGGCATCCGCAATAAGTTGATCCGGATCACCAGGTCTACGCGGACCTGTTTGTATTTTTAATGGACCGTAATTTATTGTTATATAATCGATGATTTCTTGGTTGCTAATTCCGGTGTTGGTGCCAAGATTAAATACTGCCCAACGATGGTCCTTGTTCCATTTAATAGCTCGATTGTGTGCGTCGGCCAAATCCCACACATGAATATAATCTCTAATACAAGTCCTGTCTGGAGTAACAAAGTCGACTCCATTCAACGTAAAGAACTCGTCGCGAATTTTAGATTCTAATAATCTAGCAATGATATGTCCGGCACCAGGAGCTTGTCCTAGATCGTGATTATACGGTTCTGCACCTGCTGCATTAAAGTATCTAAAACACACACTAGGTAGTCCATATGCTTGATTATAGTTTTGTAGTACTACTTCAATGATATCTTTAGTATGTCCGTAAGGACTAATTGGCCTCACCCTGTCTGTTTCAACCAGTGGAACATGATCAGGATTACCGTACACGCTAGCACTAGAACTGAAAAGAATAAGCGGTTTCTTTTTATAATCCTTAACATGATTTAAAAACGTTATTGTCTTGGCTACATTGTTGTCGTAATACTTTGCTGGATCTTCAACGCTTTCTCTCACAGAAATGTCTCCAGCACAATGCACAATAACATCTGGTTGAAGTTCATCTAACCACAACAAACTTTGGCGTGATACATAATCGGTATGTAAAAATCCATCTATATTTTTTAATGTATGGTCTCTACGTTCGTGGTCAATTATGTAAACACTTGAACCTTCGTTGTGTTGTTTTAAATAGCGAGCGATGTGGCTACCAATATAGCCGCAGCCTCCGGTAATTACTATTTTCATTGTGTGTGATTTTCTTTAAGAACGGATAGTAGTTTACATTGTTCATAAATCTTTGTCAAGTCTACCCATCCGCCTATACCATCAGGAATTTCAAATTTTTGATCGTGTCCCCATGCTGTGGCAGCACGATAGTAAAGTAGTTCGGCGGCCGATTCAGACAAAATTGGTGACTCCTGCATCACCAATTCCGTCCATAATTTAATACTTGGAGGCATGTGTATGTCGACGATAGTCTGTACTCATTCGCAACCACTGTTCGCCTGTGCCTTCAAGAATATCGCAGACACGATCAATTGTGCCATCATTCCACGCACTAAATTTACCCAGGTTTGCGTGTGGATGTTCGAGGAGGGGTACAAGTTTTTGTATTGCATCTCTAAGCGACCACGGCACGTAAAGTCGTTCAGGATCATTTGCAAATGCTTCGGGAAAACTACGATAGGCGGGGTATAGTATATTAGCACCAAGAGCATCAGCCTCGCTTGCAGTGTTTGAAACCCAATCCTGAAGAGCACAATTAAACAATACTCGCGTATCATTGAGTAGTGCATAGTAATCATTCTTTTCAAGATCTTCATATACTTTTAGTTTGCCTTCTGCTTGAAGTCTGCGAGTACGTTCCATATAGCTGCTATTGTTAGAACGAAGAGCACTGCCGCTGAATACGCAGAATTCAACACGAGGCCAGTTGTTGTAAGGCATTGCTGCTAGACGATGATATTCTTCGATTAGATCCATGTAGAAGTCAGGTTGCTTCTCTTGATCCCATCTTGCAGCAAAGCCTACACGATATGTACGATCTCGAAATGGCTTTAGTTCACCTGCAACACGAGCACGAACCTCATCCTTGCCAAATGCAAGGCCACTGATATTATAAATCTTACTCTTCCAGCCTGCTACCTTCATATGCATGACCATTTCTTCGTTAGTGGCGAGAACAATATCTGCAAACGAATCTACCATTTTCTCATAGTGACCCATCCATTCCTGCATACCCCAAACATGAACAAAGTCATCTGGATCAATAGTCTGTGCAAGACAACGAACGGCAATACGAGGACGCATACTAGCATCCACCTGATCGAGAATATAAGGTAAGCTCTCGATACCGGGTTGAAACATGTCTTCAAAGTATACAACATCTTCATTGGTGACTTCTCCTTGTTGCATCATACGAACCAGGTTCATTAACTGACTCATACCGAAGTATGTACGACCGTGTGCGTCTAACACTTGTCCTACACTGATCTTTTGACTCTTGTCAAGATTCAGTCCTGGCACAATTGAGTAGTTGATACCGCGACGTTCAAATACAGCTCTATTCCATTCTTGTAGTTGTAGAGTGTATCTTGCTTTGTAAGGCTCTAGGCCCATATACCATAATTTACGCATTATTCGAATAATCCTTTTGTAGCAGGAGCGATTGCAATATTTAGACCGCGTAGATCGTCATCGGAAATTTGTGCATTACCAGGAAATTTAGTGCTATCAACAATGCCCTGCTGCTCCCAATGGTCGCGAGCAGAGATAGCATCCGTAGCGGTCTGTGCTCGAAAGCCTCCAGTGTAGTCGGCGGTTCTATATCCGCCTCCCCATGCCGCTTGTTTTTGTAGATTTTGTATCTCGTGCTTTAAATCTTGCACTGTTCGCATTAGGTCACGCAGATCTTCTTGCATTCTACGCATCGGACCCGCACGGCCGGTTAATCTTTGTTTTTCACGATCCTCGTGGTCCTCGCTGGTTAACACTACGATCATCATAAGTTGACGTAGTGCATTTTTTACACGAGGATCGTCACTGGTCAATGCTTCATCGAACAGTTCCGTTAGACGTTCTAGATCGTAATCTGCGCTGTCCTTTTCACGCATGGCGCCGCTCATTGCTGACGTTCCTTTTTAGCGTACCAATTCATCTTGGGCCATTTGCCTCGTTGTGCGCGATCAAATTCGCCCCATGGTGTGTTAGTGTTATATAGATGTCGTTCGTCATACGGATATCCATACTTGACACAAAACTCTCGATATCGTTCAAGGTCCTCAAAAATTTGAGAGACTTCGGGTTTCATGGTTAGATACTTCTTGAGCCACTTAGCGGCCATTTTAATCTCCTTGTGTTTTTACTTAAAGTTATAAATCGAATATACGGTAATTTTTAGTTTTTACCAAACTTAATAATTCATCACTGGCCACTCCCGACACTTGCAGAAGAGGCCTACTATGCCAACTGCAATTGGCTGTAAAGTGCCAAGTTTTTAGAAAGTCACAATATATTATATCTCCTTTTTCCCAACCTGTCAATATCTCGTTGTTAAATCCTATTAGTTGACCATATTCCCATGGCGCAAGTGCAATTAAAACTCTAATGCATTTTTCAATTTCATCAGCCCAAGGACTAAAAATTGTTTCAGGATCGTAATGTTTTGACATTATACAACCGGGTCGTTGCATTTGTATTTGAGCGGTAGCCTTGCCTTTCTTGAAACCCATAATCTCGGGCATTTTTCTTAGAGTCGGAAAACGATTAAGATTTTTAACTTCATAAAGATAATCTTTGGCTTCGAGTCGATCATTATACATGACTTTGGTGGAACGTTTAACTGCATCGTCGAGCTCACCATCCCACATACCGTTGAATCTACCTAAAATTTGATAAGAATCAACTTCACGTTCAACAATGTCTTTGATGTCTTCAAGATTTTGTTCAGGACCAAAATATTCCATTCCAGATATTTCAATCGGAATAAGAGTATTATAGGCATTATAATTGTCATGCGGTTTCATAAAATAAATCCAATCATATGGCAACACTGAGACTAGGCTGATGAGTGTTGTAAGCGATCAAACATCCATTTTCGCCATCCTCACTTACTTCAATTACTACATTGCGATTGGGATATCTGTTAGCAATTTGAATATATAAATCATCGGCAATCATTTCGCAACTTTTATAATCTAGTTGCAGTGTAGCTTGGTTACCCGAATACAGTTCTTGGATCCATCTTTTAAATTGAATAAATTCAATGTCCCTGTCATTGTGAAAGACATCAATACCAATCCTAAAATGAAATATATGACGATGAGGGTGGCCAAGGAACGATACGTCATACTTGTCTCCGGTCGCTAGAAGTGGATTTGTTAGTGCTGCTGGATAGTAATGTATTCCTTCTCGACGAAACGTAACCCAAATTTGTCTTTGGGCTCGTTCCATAATTCTGTCTACTTTTTGTCTTTCGTCATAATTCATCTAATAACCTCGTCTTTAGTATATTTGTACCAATCAGTAAAAATCATATCTCTTTTTGTTAAGGTATGTAGACTATGACACCAAACACCAGGATTGGTAGCAGCAAAATCCTTGTCATCAAACTTAATTGTAGCATTATACCCTAGTTGTTGTATATAGGGCAATTTTACCGAAATCATCGGAATAAAATTATGATTTTCAGTTAATCCAGTTTCAAGTAACCCTTCAACACAAGACACATCGATATCTAAAGTACACCAGTATGCTTGCATAAGAAAAGGAAAAATCATGTTTTCCCACGCAGTCCAATCAGCTGAATTGGTATCTAGTCGCGGAAAACTTTGATTTGCACCAAAATAAATGTGTGTACACTTATGAACAACCACTGCGGCCTCGATTAATTCTTTTGGTTGTAAGCCAACAACAAATAATGTTTTTTGTCCGTACACAGGACTGTGTTCGACTTCTGTGCCTACAAATAACTTTGTATTACTGTGACCCGTCCTATTCATCGGTAATCGTCTCCGTATCCTACACGTTGAGTTTCTTCTTCCCATTGTAATTTGTTTAGTTTACTAATTTCATCCTTTATTTGCAACTTTTTCTTTTTAAGTTCGGCTAAATGTTCGACATCAACTCCGGGGTGATTAGTTTGCATTTCGTTAATTTGTTTATCCAACAGCTTGTGCATTTCTTCTAAATGATTAATTTTGTTTTTATAACTCATATTATTCCTCCATTTTGGATCGAAAGTCGTCAATTGCCTGACTGGCCCAAAGCTCTTCATTATCAAGTACAGGAATGTCCAAAGGATCTTCTTCATTGTCCTCTTCTACTTCTTCAAAAAGTGCATTATACATAGTGTTAGAATTTTTTGTTTTTTTACCTTTAAAGCCGCGAGTGCCAACAATATCCATCCAATATCGATCATAGTGATCAATAATTAATTCAGCACTTGCACGGTCTGGTGCAGAAAAAATTGCATCCACTATATCTTCAAACTTAGAATGGTCACCATTGCGATGCCACAGCATTGCAGGTCGTTCTCCTGCGTCAAATGTTCTGTTAGCACGTTGCACTGACTCGATATGAGTCCATACATTATGTCCCATCATTAAGGCATAACTAAAACTATCCCATGAGGTCTTTCCTTCTTTGCCATTTTTATTTAAGTCGCCAGGTTTGTATATACAAACATCTTTCATTAATAAATGCTGACTAATTGGGCTTTCATCAAAATGTTTAAAAATACCATCCTGTAATACCGCATCCTTGAATGTTCTTGTATCTGTGGCATATTTTTTATCATCGGCACTTGGACTCATTCTATAAGACCATTTACTGTCATGAGGTAAGTCAATTTGATGATACATTTGTCCGTTCGCAGTTGCCAAGAATGGACTAGCACAGTCGAATGAAATGGTGAAGTTGGGATTAATGTATCTCCGTATTGCCCGTTGTATAACTGTAAGTAGTACTGCCCACTCCAATTTACTTGTACCTAAGAAATGCATCCAGTCATGGCGACCCTCTTGTAGTAAGTTATCATATTTTAACGCAATCAAACGTTTTAGTACAAGATGAATATCGCACATATTTTGTCCACCCATGGCCCAACCATCAAAGTGTGTATCTGGATACTTAGCTGGATCACAGAACTCTTTCATTTCTTCGTACCATTCATCCGCACTGGTATGATTATCGCCCTGCAACACGTTTAAGAACCGGGCACCACCGTTGTTCTTGCCCAGTCGATGCTGCATAAAGTATAAATTATTAAACTTGGTAGCATCTACTGCTTCTTGTAGTGTTCGTATACCACAAGCGTCACTGGCTTTTTTGTCGTGAATTACCCAGGTAGGAATATCAAGAATCATTCCGTAGTCAGCAATACCATCTAACCATTTTAAAACAAGTTCTCGTTTCTTTTGTGCTCGAGGACAACCTGAATTAGCTCGCCAATCGCCCTCCCAAAGACCTTTAGCAATTTGGAATCCTCCAGAGTCTCCTAACATAAACGTTCCTGCCTCACGTTTACGAACCATATCCTCACTGGCATCTTCCTTGGCAAGATCTAAGTTTGCGTGTCCGCCTGAGTACAGGCTCCATCGATAAGGAAACAGGGCTTGTTGACTGTTGAGCCAATTGAATTGCTCCATGTCCTGTAGTGCCTTAGGCATACGAGCAGGATCAACGTAATCATTGTTGACACGTTGTTTTCCTATAAAAGTTGCATAGAAACCAGATATGGCAGGTAAGAATACGGCGTAATCTAATTGCTTGACTGTTAAATTATCTTGCATTTATTTGGTTTGAGCAGGAAGGATATAGTTGTAAATTGCCAATCCGCTATCTACAGTAATTTGTGCAGCTCCTTCATCACTGAATCTAATCATTTTATCGCCGCTTAGACTCAAAATACTAATAACAGCACTAATCGGCCAGGCCCAAGACTTGCTTAATGAGCCAGCAACATCATTGGCAAAAACAAAATTACCAGCATGACTTGAATGGTCACCAAAGTAAAACACTAAATTGTTGTTTTCTGTTTTGGCAATAAAAGTAGTTTCTTCGCTGTTTGCTTGTGCTTGAAATTTTAGACGTTGAATAGCAGCAACACTAGGTTCAATTTCTACACCCCATTTAACACCCTTGAACTTTACAGTTTTTAGTTTATCGTTAACAATTTCTGCACTCATAAAACGATAGTCATTTTTGAAGTCACCGACTTGATTCTCAAAATGAACACCATTGGGTACGCCGTCATCTTTTTTAGTGATAGTTAGTCGAGCATCTTCTCGGTATTCGGGAATATTCAGAATGGTATTTAATTTACTTAAATTTGGCATACCAAATGTTCCAATAAACTCTGGAACAGGATTATGAAATTGTGCCTGTACAATAACCGTACGCTCTTCGCTTACAGCTTCAATCGAAGTTGTAGCATCGGTGCCCACAATCTTAACTAAATCAATAATACCTAAACTGTGTGTGTGTTGAACTAAATCTTGTAAATAATCTTTCATATGGCCTCCATTAATAATAAGATTTTACTAACATTTTTTAGAATTGTCAAATTAATTGTTATCAGGTATAAATTTTATTTCGCCGCTTACCTGACTAACCTTGATAGATTTTAATTCTCCAGGTTTTTTTAATTCTATCAGCGAAAATGCAGGACCGGAATCGTAGGAATAACTAATTTCAAATTCTAAGCTTTCGGCTATTGATACCAAAAGTCTTTTTGGTACATAAGTCATAAAATAATTTTCAGCATAAGATGCCGCCGACGGTAAATCAGCATTATTATAGGTAAAAATAATTCTTCCCCCAGGGCGTAACCATTCCTTGGATTGAATCAATAGTTGTTTTACATTCTCAATCGAGAGGTAATTAAAAAAGTTGTAACTGAAAATCAACCCAAATTGATTTTTAGGCAGATTAGGTATCTTGCAATAATCTTCAACAATGTATTTTCTTATTCTTCCTTGATACAATGGCTCAAATTGCTGCACTGATGCAGTTAAAAACTCATGATAATAATCTGCTATATATAACGGATCACTTGCTACAAGGTATTTGGTCCATCTACCATTTCTACATCCTATTTCTAATGCTGGATATTGCCAATTGCTTTGTAAATTAATTCTTTGCATTAAAGAAAGTTCAAATTCCTCATCATCTACAATATTCCTGAATTCAAGAATATCCTGTGGACTTTTTACAGATAATCTAAGTTGATAATTATCAACTAAAAATTCTTCGGCAGCAAGATCAATTTTGTTTTGAGTTAACTGTACTATATCAGTTAATAATCGAGCATCGTTATCTAATAGATCTTTTTTTTCTCTATGTTTTTCTGTTAAAGTTTTGATCGCGCCAGATAGTTCTGCATCCTCTTGTACTTGTAAATATTCTAAACGAGAACAATTTTCTTCAATGAGTTGATTAATAGCCTCAACATTTAATGTTTTTTCGAGTTGATTGCGTAATTCTACTAGTGTGTTTAAATTCATAATAAGCCTATTCAAATGTAAAAAGACTATCAAAAGTTGTTTTGATATCTGTGTGAGAAGGAATGTCCCATTCTAGTACACCCAATAGGTTTTCTACTTTTTGGTCAACAATTGTACCTTCCATTTCCGAATCGTCAAACGGCAATTCTTTGAACCACACTGGCAAGTGTGTTTCGTCTGTTGGGTAACCTATGCTGGTGTAACCTAATGGATTATCTCGTAGTTTACACACAATGGTTTTCATTCCATCCACAATGGACATGCTGTAGTTGTCTCCGTGCATCCTACGCAAGTTGTTCCAGTTCATTGCAGCCCGAACGTGTCCGGGCATATTGGCCTTGCCGAGACGTTCTTCTTCTTTTGTATATTTGGTCAAATTATTGACACGTTTGGGTGTGCCTTTTTCCCAGGCTGGACGATCTTGAAATGCAAGTTTAAAGTCTCTAACTTTGTCGTAAACGTGTTCTTTTTCAGCACCTGTTAGAACATCTGTTAATAAATCACTCAAGAAGTCTTGTACAACTTTGGGAGTATCACTTCGTTTAAGGTCTAGGCCCATTGCCTTGACTTTACCAGGTTTACCGTGTGTATCTAGTCTATGTCCTTCAAGATCATATATGAGAACGGCATAGCGTTTCTTCTTTATAAATAAGCCCTTACTTGCAACAAGTTCGCGTCCACCCTTAATAAGTTCGCCCATTGTTCTAGGCACGTGACAAGCTCGCTCCATAAAGGCCGGGAAACTGGCATTGACTTGATCTGCGATTGAGTCGTACAGTTGGGAACAGATTTCTCGACTCCATTCCATTCGTCCAGATTCAACTTCCTCTTTAACTGCTGGCCAAGCTGTGAAATAACATGAATCAGTGTCGCCATAGATAATACTTTTACCGACATGGTCATACTCACCGAATATGCACTCATTGATATACGCATCCATGTGTCTAGCGATGATGCGTCCAGTGAGCGTAGTAGATTGACCAATCCTTTTATCGAAAAATCTACAACCTGGATTGAGGATCGCTCCGTAGAGACTGTTAAGGTTAATCTTTTTGACAAGTTGTCGCTTGTCCCAGAATGCTCGATCTTCATCAGTGGCGGCCTCTTTTTTCTTGGCTTGCAGTTCCTTGCGCTCCGCGTACCATCGTTCCAATAATCCGGGTACAACGGCTTTTTGTTCGTAACTAAAGATCGTACCGTTTGCACTAAGCATCCAAGGTTTGTTTGAGTCAAATATAAGCCTCCATATATCAGCGGCGCTCATCACATCCGACCCTCCAGATTCCCAGTCAACAGTGATTTCTGTTCCGATTTCTGCATTCATTACAGCAGTATATTCAAGACTGCCAAACATGTTTTCCCAGGCATCTGCAAAACTGCTGCCGCCGGACATTTTTTCTTGAATATATCTATCTGTCATTATGGGCCTGAGTTGACCAATAATGGATTCTTGTGCCATGTTAAGAGCGCGGATTGCTGACGGGTAGAGACTGTTGATGTCGATCGCTCCGATCCAGTCGTGCATTCCTTTTTTGGGGAAAGCAACATAGGCACCTGCCGCTTGTGTGTCACCTTGATCATCTCTATTTTTCCTATTAGGTACAACCATACTTCGTTGATGTGCTTCGTTGATAATTGCCTGCTCAGTAACTGCCACAGCACCCATGGTAGTGGGTAGTAGCACAGTATTGTCGTGTGCAAGTTCATTTGCCAGATCTAAGAAACGTAATTTCTTATCTAATCTAGCAACAAGCATTGTATCTTGCCTATTATAATCGATAAATTTAGGAAAGTCTTTGTTGTATAATTGATCTAGTGTGCCTTCATATTGTGTTTTGCGCTCATCTAGTTCATATTCTCCAATCGCGTCCAATGAATAACTATGTCGTTCTTCGTATGTGTATTTGCGATACAGTTGCATATAATCCATATGCACACGACCAATAGTATCAAAAGTTAAATTTTCTGCGCCAAATCTCTCAAATGTGCGTTGCTTTGGCAGTTGTCCCCAGAGACAAAAACGCCTGGTATCGTCCTTACTTAACACACGAGTGGTACGCATTACCATATATGGAATATCAAATCCTTCCGAGTTCCATCCACTAAGAATATCTGCATCATCAATGATATCAAGGAATGCGTTAAGCATGTCCTCTTCACGTTCGAACAAGAAACAGTTATCGTATTGATCGCAAATTTCTTGTGCAGTCGCCCAACTGTAGCTCTTAGGAGGAACAACCAACGTTACTAACTTGTCCATCCAATCTAAATAAACACTAATTGATGTAATTGCATTAAATGGATCCTCGGGGCGAGAGTAACCTCTTACCGGGTCAAAGTCAACCTCAATGTCGAAAAACGCAGTTTGCAGTTTTGGCGAGTTGGCTCCAATATAGTTTTCTTCCAAACAGCGGAATACTGGATTGATATCTGACTCCCAAAGGCGCTTGTTGCTATTAATACGCAGCTCTTTTTGGAACTCCTTGTACGAACGACTTGAAAACCGGCTAACAGGAGTGCCGTAGACAGTACGGAACTTACCGCGAGGGTCGTCATAGTAAAAGATGTAATTGGCCGGATATTCTTTATATACCCTTCCGCCATCGACTCGTTCAACAACATGGATACGATCCGAGCCGCGGTCATATAGTGCGTCAACATAACTCATATGTATATTTTATTATTTTGTAAAGAAAAAATCAACTAGGTATTCGCACAATCTAGCAAAACACAAACAACCAAACATTAATGTCCACACAAAGATTGCCATACCTATCCAGTAACTGAGAATAGTTAAAGCAATCATGCGAGCATCCTTACCAACCCAACCGTATCAATGGTGGTGAGCAATATGTAGTTAGCCAGCATACCAAAGGATTTACGACTCCAAGCAGCCCAAGCATACATAGCACAACCCCCAATCCAAATTGGATATAAAATAAGGAGTGGAGGCGTGGGTACCGTGAACGCCATTGTGATGCTACATCCAATAGATATAGCCCAAGCGAAAAGCTCAACGACAAAACGTACACGGTTAGATGTCCAATCATCTCGTATCCAATTTAGTATGCCGGCTACACAATTTATCAAAGAGTTTTACCTACAGTTTGCAAGATAGTATTAAGTTCTTCGTTGTCGGCGTTTTCGTCACCTAATTTGGCTTTATGAGCTATCTTGATTGCTTTTTTAAGAATAGCAGGTTTGATTTCCATTTCTTCAGCGATGGCCTTGATAGTATCATTGAGGCCGGCATTGAGATCTTCAACCTCTTGCATAACTGCCATGCCTTCGTTGATAATTTGTGTAAGTTTAGCTTTTTGTTCGGAAGAGAACATACGTGAACTCATAAAATCTCCTAAGTTAAAAACAATATTGTAGATGAATGTGTTTACAATTGCAAGAAAACTTTGCTCACTTTAATCCTCGGGGCACGACTCCTTTGAATAGCGCAGCAGCCGCGCACACCGGTCCTAAGGGTGTTCTTATTTTTTAGGTTCGCAAGTGCGTGTTCTTTCAATAGTGCCATCGGGTTTGCGTAGTTCACGCCACTCTGAACACGTCTGAGTTTCTGTCTTTTCTGGCAAGACTTGATCCACAGTCCAATTGGCCGCCATCCATCCCATTGCACTAAAGAATCCCCATACCAATATTTCTGCTATCATTTTGGTAATCTTTCTTGAATAATTTTAATTACTTGATCATTTAATACCACTTCATAATGATTACAGTCTAATTCGATCAATTCCATGATGTCTGTTCTCTTGCGTTGACTTGATATAGTAACCACACCATCGTTTGGCGCAGGTATCCAAGGCGCAGAACCTTGAGTAGTAACAACATTGGTCCAAGGACAATTTATTTCTATACTACGAGCATTTTTCATAGCCCACGACGTGGGACCAATATCTTTCAACAATCTACTGTAAGGCAAAAAGTATTTGGCTACATCGGCCACTTCGGCGCCGCCATACGGTGTGCTCAATGTTACTGCACCTAGCACTTGATCAGGAAACTCGTTGGCAAGATGCAGAGCATATATTCCACCCAAGCTGTGACAAATAAAAAACATGTCTTTTTGAGCAGACAGAATTTCTTTCATGTTCACTAAGTTTTTTTCAAAACCGTTCCTACTGTCGTAATTGATTAGTAGTTCTTTGGCTGGAATTTGTTTGCGAATGTAATTGAAACTCTCACTGGTAGCACTAGCACCGTGAATATAAACTAAAAGCATACGCTTATTTAAGTGTTGCTCTCAACATCCAAGAATGTTTTGCGTGAGCATCTTGTCTGCTTGCCAAGAAATCGCTTAGTCCGTGTAGCCCTAGCTCTTCTGCAGCTCTAAATACAATTTGAAACATTTCCTGTAATTTATTACTGTCTTCAAGCAGCTCTACTAACATGGATTCGGCGGGCAACAAGTCAACTTCGTCATCTATTAGACTTAAAATACTGAACCGAGAAAATGAACCTGGAGTATAGGCTCCAGTGGCTCTAATTTCTTCTGCAAACTTGTCTATGCTTCCATATACTTCTTCGTATATTTTACCAAATAACTCGTGCAGTTGTGGAAAATTAGGACCTTCTACGTTCCAATGAAAGTAGTGTGCCTTTAAGTAAAAAGAAAATTCACTAGCAAAAGCAATTTTTAGAGCTTGTTGTAACTCGTTCATAACAGTACCTTAATACAAGTATTTATCTACCCTGTCCGCGATATGCTTTGAATGATTGCTTTTGGCTTTTGTTCATTGAACTGGTTTTAGCACGACGACCACCCTGATTAGTGAATTTTACTACGTGTTTAATTGTTTTTTTGTTTGTGCTTGTTGATGGTTTTGCCATTATCTTCTCCTTGAAAAATTACCACTTTGTAACCAACTATTTGAATTTTTGACTTTTACCGTAGTGTTCATCGTTCAAATTTGATTGTTCATACATTACAGTGTCGGTATCTCCCAGACGCCATTTAGGATTTTGTTCTACTACATATTTTTTGGTACATACTTTAAAATCTGGAAACTTCATTTGTTTAGGATTACTTGCAGCATCAAAGAACAGACAACGATTGTTGGGTTGTGCTGCATATTGACCGTTGTCTAGTTCTATAAAATTAAAACTTTTGTGGTCTTCGGGCCATTCACTATATCCTGTGTCTATTAGATTATGATCAGGATGGGCATTATCTACAGTAAACAAATAATTACCAGAATACATATTTTTATCCTTGGCATAAAATTTACAACTTAGATTTCGTAAAAATGCCTTTTGAATTACTGCGATATTGTAGTCAAAACAATCCCATATTTGCAATGTGTCCAAGGATAACAAAT